TCATTTGTACATGGTTTCTATATATTGGTCTGCTTCTTTGCGAATATCATCAGTATAGTGGATATAAGTGGCCGCAACAGTGGCTACATTGTCCCCCAAAACGGCTGCAACGAGATTAATGTCTTTGGATTTTGACAAAAGCATAGTGGCAAAGGTATGCCGCAAGGTATGAACGGAAATCCCCTGTTTTAATATACGCAGCTGCCTATTCATGAGTGGATGAGTGCTTGGTGTTGTAGGAATAATTCGCCCGTCAATGGATACAGGGGCGGTCTGTTTCCATTCATTTAACTTGGCGGCCAATTTTGTATTCATGTGTATAGTTCGATTTCCGTTCCGTGATTTTACGGCTTTAAATCCCCGTTTTTGGGGTGATATCCAGTTATATTGCTTATCTATGGTAATTGTTTGTCTTGTTAAATTAATACTGTTCCATGTCAATCCGGCTATTTCTCCGTACCTCATGCCGGTATTTAAGGCGATGAAAGCAATCATGTAAAAAGTGGGGGTGGCGCTTAATGCATCCAGCAGTTGCAATGATTCTTTTTCAGTCAATGCTTTTATTTTCCGGATGGTTTTATCTTTTGTTTGTGTAACGCTATTCGCAGGATTTTCTGTAATAATTTTATACGGGTTAATAGCATAGTTAAAGATGGCACGAATTTGGGCGAAACGATTCTTTCTTGTGCCTTCGCTGAATCGCCCCATATCTTGATAAACATTAATTACATCTCCGGCGGTAATTGTCCTTATTGGCTTATTGCACAGGGCAGGAATACAGAGAAGCATACTAAAATAGTTATTTAGCGTACTATATTCCAAAGAGGATTTCTTATCCCGCAGGTATATATTCCGTGTAAAATTCTCAAATGTAATATCCGCGAGTTCCGGATCGGTTCCGCAGGCGGCATCTTTTTTTGCGGCAGCTAACAATTTGTCTTGGTATTGTTTTGCTTCCCGCAAGGTTTTAAATCCCTGTTTGGTTTTCTGCTTCCATTTGTCGTTTACTTTGTAAGACAGGACAAGGCAGATGCTGCCGTTCTTCTCTCGTGTTGAAAATGAATATTCCATAATAAAATCAGCCTCCTTTTAGAATTAAGGCTGATTGTGCTATAATATATGCGTAATCAGCCTGTGGTAGGGTTGTTACAACTGCCGGAAGGATACCCTTTATCGTTCCGGTTCCCGTCGTCATATGTCCGTATGGCGGCGGGATTTTATATTGGGGAATAAACGAAAAACCTCGCATCAATGAAGATACGAGGTTTTTGCGTGTAGGTGGCGAAAAAGCCACACAGTACTAATTGTAGGGAGGTCTTATCCTCCTGAGTATCTTCATTATAGATATATTTTTTCTTGTTGTCAAATATGTTAATATGGTTACCTGATGTTTTTTCCAGAAATGAAGGGAATAAGTTTATCGTAAATTTTTTCCATGGTTTGTTTAGGAAGTGATATTCCTGTCAGGACACTTGTTTCTTTTATCGGATCCATAATTCTCATTTTACTGATTGTTGTTATCTGTGAAATTAATGCTATACTGCCTTTCCTCATTTTTTCAAATGCAGCGATGTGTTTATTGAGCTGGCCTTGCTTTAGTTTTAATGTTGCAATCTGGGTGTTCAAAATTTTGTTTTCTTTGGATAAAATAGAAAGCTTAGTTTCTAAAGGAATTATTTTTAAATCACGGTCTGCGTCATTTGAATAATTTTCTTCTAATTGTTTTAATTGATTTGATAAGTCATTACAAGCTTTATTATAGTTTTTCTGCCGCAGTTTATATTCACTATCCATTATTTTATACTCTTTTATAAGAGTACTCGTTTTGGCGGCAATACGAGTAGATAGAACTTCTCCTAAATCGACCTCAAAGGGTCTTAATATGGCGTTATTCTTCTTTGAGCGTAAGGGAATTACAGTGACAACGCCGGAAGAACGTGGGTTATTATCTAAAACGACCGCATAGTGAAGTCCCCCTTCTTCTGCGCCGGGACGGAATCCGAAGTTTACGTTTATGATATCACCACAGGAATATTTCTTCATAAACTTTGGGGAAAAATTGATTTCCCTATTCAGCATATTTTTATAATCTTGGAGCCAATAATAAAGAAGAGCTGATTTTTTATAATCATTGCTTTCTGACATGGCAATTAACTTGTCGGAATACTCTTTCATAAGTGCAGTTATATTTTTCTGTAGCTGCTTTTTATTTTGAGGGTCTTTGAAATCCATAATTTATACTCCTTTTACAAAGGTACTGCTTCAGACAACCGTCGTCATATTTGCGGTATGGCGGCGGTTTTTACTTATTATGCAGTTGTAAGTCTATTTAAATATTGAGAGCCTTGACTTTTGAAATTACTAAAATCTGTAAATTGCTTATCCGCTGCATCTGTAATAAATTTTTGTGTTTTTTTTGCAAGACTCTCAAAATCTTCATGGACAACAACACCAGTGAAAGGTATGTTTGCCTTTTGGAGATTAATAAAAGACATAACAACTAAATCGGCTTTAGAATTTCCTGATACAGGATATAAATAAATTGGCTTGCAATTCGATTGTTGCAAAACATAATCTACAGTAATTTCCTCTCTATCCGGTATTGGAATAATATTTGCCTTTGGGGAGAACTCTTTAAAGCTGTCCAATATAAAATCTTTAAAATTGTTATAAAATTCAGATTTTTGAGAAAGTCGTTGATATTGCTTCATATCTGAAATTTTAGCGATTAACTGAACAAATTGCATGATTGTTGCATACATATTGTTTATTGAGGAACTGATAAATATATTTCCATTCTCAATGTCGGCACCGTTTTCTCTCAATATTTTGTTAAAAATCGTTTGCTTTGCTCTTGTAGTCAAATCGTATGTGTAAGATAAGCGCATTAAGGTTAAGCCAAAGTCGCATATATCAATTTTTCCGTCCAACTGTGGCTTTATAAAAATATCAATCATATCTCCATCTGGATAATAAGCCGGTAAAAATACTTGGTATGTGTTAGGACGGATCTCATCTAATCTGAAGCTATCATGAAATGCGGCAGCTAATGCAGTATTTAATTGTGTTAACATGTTGCCACCTCCTAACTAAATCGTCAACAATCAAATAAATCCATTTCGAGTAAGTGTGGAAAATCACGTTCCCAATCTATTATATTACAATATTTCATAAATTTTAAAGTAGCGTCATCCATATTTACATAGCCGTTAGTTTCACTGATTTGGTGTGGATTGTATTTTTGATTTTGTATGTCAAGTAATGTAAGTTCATGAACATGAGGAATCCTTTGATGTTCAACGTTCCTGTTCTTTCCGTGCGCACCGTTAAACCTGACCAATATTATTCCGTAAGGATAGCTATCCGGTCTCCAGACTAAACCGATAGAAAAATCTTCCGTAAATTCACTGCTCTGTCTGATAAATATTGAGAATTTCTGTGGCGTAGTAAATACACTTTTCGCTGAAACCGCTGTAAAATCATTCCGCTTTGAATTGTTTATTTCTTTCATTGCTTTTTTGGGATGAGATATAATTTCTTTTTTGCAGTGAATTAGAGCCGTTAAAAGGTTGTCTGTCATGTTATCAAGTGTTGGAGGTTCTAAATTAAAATAGAGCATATTGGTCTCGTCATCCATAATTATCCTCCTTAAAAATAATATCGTTACGCCATAATAGGATGATTGAATAAACCTTTCAATAAAATAGGGGGATTTTCGAGGGAAAAATAAACTTGAATAAAAATTGACACAAACGATTTCGAACGATTTCAGACGATTTTCTGATGTAAATATAAACGGATTTTTCGTTTATATATTATTGAGGAATTAGCGGTGGATAATTCAATTTAACTCATCTTAACTCAATTTAATTCAATTTAACTCGTCTTCGTCAATTACTGTTTTTTGTTCTGGAATCATTATAGAAATAATGAAGTGTTTTATAAAGGCATTTGAAGATTATTCTAATGGATTTTTACCATTTTCCTTTTCTGATTCTTCTATTAGTTGTTTTTGAACTATTTTAGCAAGTTCGCGGCGTTCTTCTTGTGTCGGTGGCGGAGCATTGGGATCTAAAGGATTACACATGAAGCCTGTCATATTTTTCATGATATAGTCCAGATCATCAAGTCTGGGGTCATGTTTTGGCATTGGGATACCTTCTTTCTGTGTAGATCAATTTCCAAGCTTAATTATTCTGTTTTTCTAATTTAGAAATGCGGATATCTAAGTCGCTAATAGAGGTAAAAGCATACCCATCATCGGATATAAGGCCGATGGTCTTTGCCTGTTCATTTTTCATGTCTTCTTTTAGTAGATCAATTTCAAATTTTAATAAGCCTATCGATTTTTCGTTCCGATTTACAATGTCATAATTTTGGGATGGAATAGAGGCTTTCAATTCTGCGTTGATTTGGTTCAGTTCATCCATACGCTCCATCATAAGGTGCATGATAAGACCCATGAAAGCCATAATGACGAATAATAAAACTTGTGAAAATTTATACCATTTCAAGCTATCCTGATCCATAGTTATCTCCTTTTTGTTTATGTTAAATAATGTGATTTATTTAGATTGAATTCTTATAAGAGGGGATGTTTGGTAAATTCTTATATTCGTATTTTAAAAAGTAATAAGCAGATTCTATTGGCGTGTTTGATAATATCTCATAAAAAGGAGATGGTTGATAATTTTCATAAATAATATTTCCTTGAGGATTTATAACATTGGTATATAATATCTGGTATGTTTTTGTATTCATGAATAGTAGAATACGGCTATATGAAGTATAATCGTTATGGGGATTATCCGCTTTAGTTATGATTTGAACTGTATCTTCTGTGAAATACATGCTATCCGTATCTATATATTCAATTGACACTATTCCTAATATGGGCTCTGTATAAGTCTGAAGGTATTTCCAGTGTGTTGCATGTACTTGGCTAAATGTGATAAAAGCTATAACAATGGAAATAGATATTATTTTATTTAATAACATGAATTAATCCTCTCTTTTTTTACGTCTTGAAATATCTGTCGTTAAATAATTACCATGCATGTCGGGATTCAACAACTTTTCCGATAATTTGGATCGGGAGTTCTTCTATTTCTTCATTGGTGTAAAAATGCGGTTGATATACTTCCACATTCAGTCCGACAAGTATAATTCCTGTATCGGTCTTTTTTATTTGTTTAACAGTCGCTTCTTCACCATTTACAAGCACAATAGCGGTGTCACCATTATCTACATCATTTTGCTTCCGGACAATGACAATATCTCCTTCCAGCAGTTTCGGCTCCATAGAGGCGCCTTTGATTCGCAAGGCGAAGTATTCTCCACCAGCTGCCATTTTAGGCGGGATTTCTTCCCACCCTTCAATATCGGTAATAGCTTCTACGGGGATCCCTGCAACGACTTTTCCTAGAATAGGAATACGTATACCTTTACGAGTTGAATATCCTTCGGCAGATTTATCTTCTATAAGGTCAGATTTTTCAATATGGAAATAATCAGCCATCATTTCAATTTTATCAATTCTAGGGTAATTGACTCCTGTTTCCCATGATGTGAAAGTTGTATATGCAACTCCCAAATCTTTACATATATCACTTCTACTTTTCTGATACAAATCCATATATTTTCTCAAATTTTTTGAAAAGACCTTTTTATTTCCCAAGTCACTCATTCAATCACCCCCAATCATATTTACATATATATTACAGTTTACAGGTAAGAAAATCAAGATTAATTTTAAAAAATTACATTTTCCCTGTTGACTTTACAGTTTAAATGTAATATGATAAATCGCAGAAGGAGGTGAGATGATGGAAAAGAGTAAAAGCGATAATACGAAATTCACATTGAAAGCCTGTCGCGTAAATAAAAGATTAACACTTAAGGAAGCCGCAGATCGGCTTGGCATAAGTGAATTTACATTAGGTAACTATGAGTCGGGAAAAACGTTCCCAACAGTACCAATTATTGCGAGAATTGAACGGCTGTATGGAATTAGTTATAATGAAATTATTTTTTTACCATGACATTACAGTTTAAATGTAAAAATGCAAAACAAGAAAGGAGAGGACGAGAGTGGAAGAGGTAAATATCAATGGTTATGTCTTAAATAAGAATTCGCATGAAAACTACAAGCGTGCAATGCTATTCCACGTTTTTGATGTACTGGATGTGGACCTTTTTGAAGAAGTAAAACGATATGAACGATACAGGGGAAGATATTCAAAAGAAAAACAGCACGACGGAAACGCGCTGTCTTCTTGGTTCCTTATTCCTGGGGTAGTGATAAAAGATTGTCTAAAATTGTGTCATTTGCTTCAGAGGCAACGTATTTTTCGCCGTTTTTACTGATTCGAGGTTCAAGGAACGGCATATTCCCGCGATTAACTCTTATGCTGTGCGGATGAGTTAATAAATAGTCATGAATTTCTTCTTTAGGGAAATATCCTAATATTCCATCACCGCTAAGGAATATTTTTGAAATTTCCCAAAGGTCAAGATTTAACAGACCGACACCGGGACGTTTCTTGATTTTTAAAGCGAATATCATAGTGTTCACCTCCTTTCTGCCAACATTATAACAGAGTGAGCAGAAAGTGATTCACAACAACCTACCACGGAATTTAAAAACATAGAAAGGAGCGAAAAATGGAACGACGAACGTACACCGTCGCAGAAACCGCTGAGATATTAGGGGTGTCGACGGATGTCGTCTACCGCATGAAAAATGACGGCATCCTCCCGGCAGTAAAAAACCTATCGGCCATCCGATTTCTAAAGCGGGACGTGCTCGCGATGGTCGGCGAGAAAGAAGATGATTTCCGCCCTTCCGCATTGCGAAGACTACGGAATGAATTATCGTTTGAGAAGCAAGAAAACGAACGCCTGCGAGGCGTCATCCGGCAGATTTGTATAGCCGCCAATACGGCGGCAGTGCAGGAGGGATTATGAACAAGCCACTAATTTTCACCGCGGCGCTAATGTCAGCCGCATTGGTAGCAGGTGCCGCGGTGGACACGGATAACATCTATAACCGGCTCTTCCCGGAGACAAAGATTGTCGAGTACCGCCGGGAGGTAAGACCGGGAGATACCCTATGGACAATCTGCGGTGAGATAGCGACAGACAAAGAAGACCTGCGGAAACTGGTCTGGCAGGCAAAAAAGGATAACCGTATTATGGACGTGGGCAACCTGCAGCCGGGAATGCTTGTCATTGTAAGAGTTGAGGAGGCAAGAAATGAAAAAGCCGACTGATGTTCGCAGCATCAATCGGCAGGCGGAAAAATATGGGTAAATTTCCGCCTCTATTGTAACAAAAACAGGAGGATTACACAAATGGACAAAGATTTACAAAAAGAGGTCAATGAATTATGTGAGATTTTAAACCCCATGAATGTAGAGCTTGAGAAATGGTTATTAAGAAAAAAGAACCGTTTTATAGAATCTAATGGAAAACCCGCTAAATTAGGACTATTAATCGGAAATGCTTATGCGGTTTATATCCTTATTGATGATCTGCTGAACAACGCTGATTGATTAATTGAGGTAAAAGCATGGAACGTGAAGCATTTAATACCTTGAAAGTGGGAGCAAAAATCAGTGAGCCAAGAGGGCGTGAAGCTCCTCCAATCAAGGGGATATTGGCGGATAAGGTCGGAGAAACGGCCTTGATGAGAACGGGGTATACTCCCGGATGGAAACCAATTCTGCGATGGGCACATTATACAAAATTAAAAAAGGAGATATAGCAATGGATACAAAAGAACCAAAAACAATAGATACGAAAGCTGAAATAACAGAGATTCAGATTGTTGAACCGCAGATTCTTTCCGCGGATCTTAGCATAACAACCAACTTTGAGGATGTAAAAAACAACCTGCAGGCTATCACAGAAAAGTACAAAGGGTTGGTTGTTACTGATCAAAATCAAAAGGATATGGAAAAAACGCTCCGGGAGGTGGTGTCTCTCCGGACGAGTATTCAAAAGTTTGAAGTCAACGGGAAACGGAAGCTCCGCAAACCTGTTGATCAGTTTGCAGAGGCCTGCAAAGAACTTTTAAAAATTGTGAATGAAGCGGAACGACCACTGCGGGAACAGCTTGACGCTTACGAAGCAAGGCGGCAGGAAGGTGTAACAAAAGTCATTCTGCACAAGTATGAAGAAATGGCGTTTGATGCAGGAATACGTGAAGAGTTCCGCTCTTGCGAGATTCTGTCCAAATGGATGAATAAGACGGCAAAATTGAAGGACACCTATGAAGATATCGCTCGCTTAGTATCTGAACAGGCGACTGCGCAAAAACAGCATGATGATCTCAAAGAACTCCGCAATTCCCGCCGTGAGCTGGCACTTCTACAGACAGAAAAAGCCAATAGAGACTATGCTTTGGCGACGCCCATTACGGAAGATTTCCTGACAGACGAGCTGCTGGACACATCAGCCGAAATCATTAAAAACACAATCAATGAGGAAGCGCTGCGCCGCCATGAGATGGATGAGAATGCAAGGCAGGTATCCTCGCCCGCTGTTTCAACTCCACCGCCGGCGGCCAAGCCTCCTGTGGTACCGATACCGCAGGTTGAACCCGGCGTGTCATGGCCTAAGGTAATGACGGTCACAATTACACTTAACAGTTCATTTGACTATCAGGCAGTAGAAAACGTATTAAGCAGTCTTCCGCCGCAGATTCGATGGAATTCCGATATAAAGGAGATATAACCATGGCGATTGAATTTAAAAAAGCACATCGATCTAAAGCTAAGCTCAGGCTGGCTATTGCGGGTCCGTCAGGAGCGGGGAAAACGTATTCGGCGCTCCTCATTGCATCAGGTATTGTTCCTTTGGAAAAGGTGGCAGTGATTGACACAGAATCAGGATCTGCAGATTTGTATGCAGATTTAGGCGGATATTCCACGGTGACGATTAATCCGCCGTATAGTCCTCAGAAATATATTGAAGCAATCCACGCGGCAGAAGCGGCAGGATTCGAATTAATTATTATTGATAGCCTGTCACACGCATGGAGCGGAGAAGGGGGCCTGCTTGACCAGCAGGGGAAAGCGGCAGACAGCAAGTACAGAGGAAACAGCTGGGCGGCATGGCGTGAAATTACGCCGCTTCACAACCAGCTGGTAGAGACCATGCTGCATACGCCACTCCACGTCATTGTCACAATGAGAAGCAAGACGGAATATATACAGACCGATGTAAATGGAAGGAAACAGATCCAGAAGGTCGGTATGGCACCTATCCAGCGTGACGGTATTGAGTATGAATTTACCACTGTCTTTGATTTATCGCAGAACCATACAGCTACGGTCAGTAAGGACAGGACAAAGCTGTTCGATGGGCAGTATTTTACGCCTACGGCTGATTGCGGCAAAGCGCTCCTGCAGTGGCTTAATGCGGGTGCTCCGGCTACGGAACCCGCGCCTGTTATCCGTCAGGCCGCGACACCGGCAGTTAATCAAATGCCTGTAAACGCTGCCGCCGGCAAACCACAAGACAAAACACACCGCCAGCGTTTGGAGCGAATTTGGGCGCAGATCGGCTGGGATAAAACACAGCCGCTGGATACTTACATGACCGCCCGCATGCAAGGTCAGCGCGGAGATGCGGCGACAGTCAACGACGCGACAGACGCCGACTGGCTTGCTGTGGACAGAGAGATTACAAAATACCTGATTGAGCAGGGACAGGCAAAAATTGCGGAACCTCTTACCGGTGAACCGCTTTTAAATGATACAGATGTCCCATTTTAAAAATAAAGGAGAATGACTATGATTTCAGCTACACTTTATGGAAGAATCGCAAGAGAACCGGAGCTGGTACAGCCAATGACGGGCAGAGACGCTTATGTGCGGTTTTCTATGGCGGTAGAAACCGGGCGCAAAGACGAAAACGGCAACCGGATTGCACAGTTTGTCAGTATTTCTGTATTCGGAAAACAGGGAGACACAATCCGCCAGTATTTTCATAAGGGCAATCGTATCGCATGCCATGTGCGGAATCTGGAAGCCCGTGCTTATATTGACAAAGCCAACCAGCCACAGGCAAGTCTCAATGCGGTACTGACTGGAGTAGAATTTGTCGAAACGAAGGCGGAACAGGAACAATCGGCGCCGCAACCTGCTGCCGTACCGCAGATGGGGACGGCGGCGGGCTATTCTGCCCCGCGGCAGCCGGCAGCTGCCGTACCGCCTGTACAGACAGCAGCACCACAGACGCTGCCGGGCATGAATATTGCTGTCCCGGGCACCGCTCCGTGGGAGGCCTAATACTATGTTTAATCTGCGGAGTTACCAGACGGACCTGATCAGCCGGATTGCCGCAGATTTTTCTTCGGGCATTCAGCGTGTCTGTGCCGTCGCCCCATGCGGGGCAGGAAAAACTGTTGTAGTTGGCTGGATGGCGGGAAAAACGGCACTGGTTAATAAACGGGTACTGTTCCTGGTTCACCGCCGGGAACTCATCGACCAGTCTGACCGCACTTTTACAGCAATGAATATCCGGCACGGTATCATTTCTGCCGGTGTACCTGCTGATTATGAGTCATCCGTGCAGATTGGTTCCGTCCAAACGGTGGCGCGACGGCTATCCCGTATTCCGTCGCCTGATTTCATCATTGTTGATGAGGCACACCATGCGACAGCAGGAACGTGGAAGAAAATCATGGAGGCATTCCCTCAGGCGATGACGCTTGGTGTGACGGCTACACCTGCAAGGCTTGACGGCAACGGACTGGGGGATATTTTCCAGTCTCTTGTTATGGGGCCGTCTGTAGATGAGCTAATCCGCTGGGGGAATCTGTCTAAATATAACTATTATGCGCCGCCATCCAAGGCTGACGTTAAATCAGTACGTATCCAATTCGGAGATTATGTGAAGTCTGAATTGGAACGTGCTGTAGACGATGATGCCCTCGTGGGGGATATTGTTTCCAATTACCAAAAGCTGGCTGATGGCCGGCAGACGGTCTGTTATTGCGTGTCCCGTAAGCATAGTGAGCACACGGCGGCAAAATTCCGGGCGGCTGGGATATCCGCAGCCCATGTGGACGGAGAAACACACAAGGCGGAAAGGGACAGGATTATTTCCGATTTCCGCCGCAAAAAACTCCGTGTTCTATGCAATGTGGATCTTTTGGGAGAAGGGTTTGATGTGCCGGGAATGGAAGCGGTGATTCTGGCGCGGCCGACAGCGTCCCTGACACTGTTTATCCAGCAGTCTATGCGTCCGCTTCGTCCTGACCCCGATAATCCTTCCAAGGTGGCTGTTATTATTGACCATGTGGGAAACTGTTTCCGTCATGGCCTTCCTAATGCGCCGCAGGAATGGACGCTGGACAGTAAACCTAAAAAGAAACGGATACGGGAAATATCTATGCATCAGTGTCCGAAATGTTATCAGGTGTGGATGACGGCACAGCGTACCTGTCCTTACTGCGGATATGTGCCGCCTGTGGCTGAGAGGGAAGTAAAAGAAGAAGCGGGAACGCTGGCGAAAATTGACAGCCTGGAACTGCTGGAGAAAAAGCGGAAACGTCAGGAAGTCGGACGGGCCAGA